TAAAAAACAGGGCAATTCCACGGCTCTTGCCAGGACTTGACAAAGCGGGTGTATAGTATAAAATAAGGGTAGATAATAACAAATAATCGTTATTATATGACCCAAAATACTACTATTTTATCCGAAAAAGAGAGTTTTCTCATCGAAAGCCTTATCGCCAAATACGGTCTTATTGTCGACTTCGACCAGATTCAGCAGGAGCTAAGCCGGGATTATTCCCGGCAGCAAGTGAGGAATCTGGTGTCCAAAATGACCAAAAAAGGATGGCTGGTAAGGATTAAGAAGGGAACTTATTATATTGCCAACCTTGAATCGCGGGGCTTTGCCGGCGCGTCGGTTTTGGTTATCGCCCAAACCATTTTGGAAGAATCCTATGTCTCATTCGAAGCCGCTCTTCAATATCATGGAATTTTTGATCAGCACGCCAGAACGGTAACCTCCGTGTGTCTCAAGAAGAAAGCCGACAAAACAATTCAGGGTATAACGTATCGATTTATCAAAACGTCCGAAAAAAACTTCTATGGCTGGGAAGAAAAACAAATCGAAGGAAGGGATGTAAAAATAGCGACACTGGAAAAAGCGATTCTTGATATGATCCGTTCGCAACGCTCCGTTCATTCGCTGGATTTGGTGCTGGAAAAATTAAAAGATTACAAAGACAATTTCGATTTCGACAAACTGAACGAGATGGCCGCGAGCCAGTCCGTTATCGTGCAAAAAATTCTCGGCTTTCTTCTCGACAAAGCGGGAATAAATTCCGATGTTATCTTCGAATTGACCAAGGGCAAAGAGGGTGCGGGGTCGATGACAAAAGACAGCGACGTTTTCAGCGGCAAGTGGAATTTATATTACCATAATCATTTCGCCTCGCGCGAATAAAACAAAAAATTTATGCCGAACATGAACATTATGACCCGGCGGGAGCTGGAAGTTATCAATAAAAAAGAACTCCGATACCCTCTGATGGTGGCCGAAAAAGATTATTTTCTGGCTCTGGTTTCCAAAATAATCTATGACTCGCCGCTCCGCGACAAACTGGTTTTTAAGGGCGGGACGGCTCTTCATCATTGCTATCTGAAGCAGATGCGATTCTCCGAGGATCTGGATTTCACATCGCTGGACAGAGATTTGAAACCGGAAGACGTAAAGAAAGTATTCGAGCCTTACGATTTTCTGTCCGTCAAAAAAGAGTATGTTTCCAAAGCGACCATAAAAATCGAAAGACTGACTTACAGCGGTCCGCTCGGCCAGCCCAATTCCCTGAAACTGGAAATAGATTTTATCCAGAATGTCGTCCTGCCGGCCAAAGATCTGCCATATAACAATATCTGGAAAGTGGACACCAAAGTGCGGACGATGGATATCCGCGAAATCGCCGCCGAGAAAATTCGAGCGACCAGCGACCGGGCCAGGTATCGGGACTTTTACGATCTCTTGCAGATACTCAATAATTTCAATTTGAATCTGGAGGAGATAATCGGACTGATCAAACGGAAAGAAGTCAGAAAGCCGATCAGTAAAAAATCGATTTCGGACAACTGGAAGATAGCCAAGCAGGAAAAAAGCGGCGAGGTGCAAAGAATTTATTATTCCGAAGAAGCGGGAGACGAAGAAATAGAAAAAATGATCGAAGGACTGAATATCGAAACAATCGATGTAACTGAAAATGTTTGGTTATGAAAGCCATTTTAGTCAAAGCATTTACGAAGGATAAAAATCAGGGCAATCCGGCCGGAGTGATTTTTGATGCCGACAAATTGTTGGATGGGCAAAAATCGGAAGTCGCCAAGATGTTGGACTTTTCGGAATCGGCTTTCGTCGTCAAATCCAAAGAAGCCAATTTCGGTCTGAGATTTTTCAGTCCGCTTCAAGAGATGGAATTGTGCGGGCACGCGACAATTGCGGCCGTTTACGCTTTGCTGAAGAAAGGGAAAATCTATTTGGGTAAGGAAAAATCCAAAACGATTGCGGTGGAAACCAAAGCGGGAATTTTGTCTGTCGAAGTCAATAAAACCGGCCTGATCGTCATGAGCCAGAACGAACCGCAATTTTGGGGAGATGCGCACAGTAAAAATGAAGTCGCCAGAATCTTGGGAATTCATGTGCAGCAACTGGCCGATTATCCGATTCAGACAGTTTCGACCGGAACGCCGAAATTGATAATTGGCGTCGATTCGCTGAAAACATTGATTGGCATAAGGCCCGACATGGAAGGGATAAAAGTGTATTGCAAAGAACATTTGGTCAAAGGTTTCTACCCGTTCACGACGGAAACGATGGACGAGGATTCCGATTTTCATGCGCGACAGTTCAATCCTGCGGCCGGAATCGACGAAGACCCGATTACCGGAGTGGCAGCCGGGGCGCTGGGAGCATATGCGGTCGAGCATAAGATTTCTGACAAAAAAGAGTTTACGATAGAGCAGGGTTATTGTATGGAAAAAGGCGGGAAGATACATGTGACGGTCGATGACAAAGTGAAAGTCGGAGGATACGCGGTAATTTTTGGGGAAAAAGAAATGTAGTTAGTGCGTATGCTGCTGTTGACAACTTTTTCTTATTTGCTAAAATAAAACTACAAAACACGCAGAAAGTTCGCCTGACGGCGTTCCGATCAAATTGGAACTAAACGAGACGGGGCTACAACTTCTGTTATCAAAAATCTTTTGACCGAATCAATGGTCGGATTTTGATGGCATGAAGTGGTAGTCTCGTTTTTTGTTTGGCTGGCGGACGCCAAAAGAAAAGTATCGCATCCTTTTGAAGTTTTGGGCTTTGCATCGATGCGACAGGAACAAGATTGGAAAATAATATCAGCCGGACTCTCGGAAGGGTTCGGCTTTTATATTTTTCCCTTATGGCGGATCAAAACGCACAAAACGAAAACGAGAAAGAAAAAGTTTCGGACGGCGAGACTTATTCTCCGACGGACAGCGAATCGGCGCTCATTGAAAAATGGAAAAAGAGATTCACCAGAGCGGAAAATTATCTGCGGCCGTATCGGGCCAAGTGGCTCCGGATGTACAAGCTTTACCGCGCTTATCAGGAAAAAGTCAATTATGCCTACCAGACAAGACTTATGCCGCCGATCGCTTTTCAGGTCGTTGAAACCGTAGCATCGCGCATGGTGACGGCCAAAAGAAAAACGAGAGTTTTGCCACGCGAGAAGAAAGACGTCGATTCGAAATCTATTCAAGCCTGGGACGATCTGGTCAACTATGACTTCGACATCATAAGACTTCAGAAAAAACTGCCGCGTTGGATAAAATCGGCGACCACATACGGCAACGGCATCGGCATGGTCACCTGGCTGACCGATGCGGGTATCGATTACGACGATCCGTTTCTGACCGTCTGCGATCTTTGGGATATCTTACCGGCGCCGGAAACGGAAGATTTGGAAGAAGACTGCCCGTGGCTCATCCGCCGGATCATCAAATCGAAGGAAAAAATCGAGCGCGATGAAAAGACGCGGGGAGAAAACGCACTTTACAAAAACGTAAATTTTCTGCAGCCCAAACAAGTGGAGGACTGGAAGCAGGAACGCTATGACATCAACACCAAAAAGATGGGGCAGATTCAGAGCGCCAGCTCGAAAGTGCAAAGCGAAACGGTCATCAAGGTGACGGGCGAAAAATACGAGCGGGAAAAAATGATAGAGCTGTGGGAATGCTATGACTTCGAAGAAGGAAAATTGGTGACGATCGGCAATCGGGAAATTCTTATGAGAAACGATGAAACGCCCTATCGGAAAGTGAATCACGGACGCATATTTTTGAATCTGGCCGATCATGAAGTGAATTGGGAAATGTGGGCGATCGGACATATCGAGCCGGTGGAAACGACCATCGTCGAGATTGCCGATCTTCGCAACCAGCGCATGGACGATGTCATCTTGATGCTTGATCCCGTGGTCAAGATCAGAAAAGATTCCGGCATTTCCAAAAACGACATCATCTTTGCGCCGGGCGCCAAATGGGAGCTGCGAAAAATGGATGATGTGGTTGTGGAACGATTGCCCGATATTTCTCTTATGGGAGTGAACGAGGAAAGGATGTTAACCGACGAGATCGAAAAAACCCTGGCTATTTCCGAATATGTGCAGGGCGTGCCGCAATCGGCCGGCGAGCCGGTCGGAAAAGTGGCCATGCTTATCGGACAGAGCAATCTGCGTCTCAGCACTTTCGCTCAAAATCTTTCGGAAACGCTCACCAAGCTTGCCAACATACTCATCGAGATGAATCGCGAATTTATCGAGGAAGACAAGCTTTACCGCGTTGTCGGCGATGAAGTAAGTTTCAAGGAATTCACTTCCGAAGATAAAGAAATAAAAGTGGATGCGATGGTGTCTGTCGATCCGGCTATTCCGCCCGATCAGCAAACGAGACTCAATCAGGTTTTGCTCCTTTACGACAAATTGGTGGCTCAGGACAAGCCGGATCCTGCCGATACGGACGAATTCACTCAATGGAAAAAACGCAAGCGGATTATTCAGGAAATGATTCTCGGGGAAATGGACAAAGAAGCCTATCGAGCGGTGCTTTTGGGAGAAGAAAAGAATGAGCCGGTTAAAAAAGAGCAGGAAGAAAAATCGGAGAGTCGCGCTGCGTCCCAACCCGGAATTCCGTCTCAAACCTTGCCGAAGGCGCAGCAGTCCAAGCCGAGTCTGATAAGGAGAATACTTTCGCGTGTTCCGTTCATCGGTCCGAAATTAAACAATCAATAACAAATATGTCCAAAAAAAATTCCATAATCAAAACCGCCGCAGTATCCGTCATAAGCAAAACCCTGAGCGGATCGGATTGTATCGTGTCTCTTCAGGAAGATCAGGGACGGGTGCATACCATTTATCTTTCCCGGGAAGAGTCTTCCAAGATCGATTTGGGAAACAAATTAAAATTCACGTTTGAAAAGGTCGAGTCAAAATAATAATTAATTCGAATCAATATCATTATGGAAAACAAACCAATTGATGAAAAAGAACCTGTCGAGGAAAACATGGAACAAGAAATCGATGAACAGGAAGAACAGGAAGCAGAAAAGAAAATCGGACTCAAAAAACAAAAAGCAGAGGCCGGAGAAAAGGATGCTGATTGGAAGAAAGTCGAAAGCATCGTGGATGCGGCCAAAGAGGTCTATCAGTCGGGAAAATCCAATTTCCGGGAAGTTATCGAAAGCATGATTGCGACATTAGGAGATTTACTGGCCAGCGAGGACGGCAGTGGAAGTTTGGGCGGACTTTACGGCGGACCTCAGATGGATATTCCCGCCGATTCGGAATCGAAACCAGAAGAAGAAACGGAATAAACACTATGGAAACCAACGAGGAAAAATTTGAAGCGGGATTGGCGGTGTTGGAGATGGCCAGAACCGCCGGTTGGAAATGGCTGGAAGGGAAAATCAGAGAGGAACTGGCAATCGAATACAAGGAACTGCGGGAGTTTGAAGTAAGCGGAAAAACTTCCGAAGAAATCGCTTCCGACTATCTTCAGCACCGGGCCAACGCCAACGCTTATGAAAAGGTCCTATCCATGGTCGAAACCGCCATCCTGGAAAAAGACGAAGCGGCCGAAATCATGACAGGAAACATTTAAAAAACAGAAAAATTTTGGGATAAGGTCGAGCCCAATTTAAGAAAATAAAAAATTAAATTATAACAGCGCTTATGAATAAAGATCGAAAAAAGGAGCTTGATACGCTTCTTAGTGCCGATCAGGAAGAAGAAAATAAAAAGAATGAGGACGAATCCGAAGAAAATGGCCAAAAAGGCGAGGAAGAAGAAAACGAAAACAAGAAGAATGAAGAAAATGACGAAGAGGAAGATGAAAAAAACAAAGAAGAATCTGAAGAGGAAGATGAAAATAAAAAAGATAAAGGACGGGAAGAAACGGAAGACGAAGAGGAAACCGAAAAAGACAAAGAGGAAGATGAGGCTAAGAAAAAAGACAAGTGGCACGGAAAAAGCCGCGAGGAAGTGATCAAGATGTATGAGGATTTGGAAAATAAAAAGCCGACAGAAACAAAAACGGCCGATACCGAGGTTCAGAAAAAAGGAGATAGCGATAAAAAGGATTCCGACAACGGCATCGAGGTGCCTTCAGACGAAGATCTGGCCAAGATGACGCCCAAACAGTTTGCCGAATGGATGGTATCGACGGTGAAAAATATCGTGAGCGATACCTACGACAGTCGGAGTCAGATGCGCGATTCCGTGACGCAGGAAATAAGAGACGCCAAGAAAGATCATCCGCTTCTCAAGACGAGTTCCGAATATCGCGAGTTGGTGCTGTCTTTGATAGATACCGCTTCCCGAAAAGGAACGGTCATATCGCTCAAAGACGCCTGCGCCAAAGTGGATGAATTCGTCGGAAAAGTCAAAGGCGATACGAAAGTGACGGATGTCGAGAAGATTCGTCTCAAAAAAGCCAAAGCGCAAGTCGAGAGAGGAGCGGGTGCTCCGACCTCGCACGGCGAAGACAAGGGCGCGGAAGAACGCCGCCTCGAACAAATCTTCGGAACAAGCGGGTCAAAAAGTCCCTTGGGAGGGCTGGGAGTATAAACTCCATCAAGGTCGAGCCTCCTATAATTAACCAATTTAATCGATAAAAACATATGCCTCCAACAAACGGAGTAAGAGGAACGGACAACCTCGGCGTGACAAGAAAATACGATGTGGCCGATGTCATTTCGCTTCTGGATGTCGCCCGATATCCGCTTTTGGCGATTCTCACCAATGCCGGAAAAGATCCGGTCACTAAAGAAGGTAACGCGCTCAAGAAAAAAGAAACGACCGATCCGGAATTCAAATGGTTCGAAGACAAGTTCGGCGCGCGGGAAGACATCGTGGCGGCCAATCAGGTCGGTGCGACATCTCTTGTCGTGACCAATGGTTCGTATTTCAGTGTCGGTGATGTGTTGCTTTGCGTGAAGTCGGCCCAAGCTACGGGCAATCCGACCGGAGAAGTCATGCTGGTGACGAACGTGAACACCGACACCTTGACCGTTCAGCGCCAGGTGGGTGACGGATCGCTCGGTGGTGGACTGCTTCAGCAAAACGACGTGATCTGGATTATCGGAAACGCCAATGAAGAAGGCGCCGACATCCGGGAAATAAAAGCGACAGCGGTGGCGGAAGCCATAAACTATTGCCAGATATTCAGAACGACTATAGGTATCACGGAAACTGCCAAGAATACCAAGGGATGGACCAAAGAAAGCGACTTCGATTACCAGACCAGAAAGAAAGGTATCGAGCATTTGGTCGATGTCGAACGAGCTTTCATGTTTGGCAAGAAAGAGTTGATTATGAGCGGTGTTCATCCGAAACGATTTACAGCCGGAATTTTCCAGAGAATCAATCAGGTAGTTTCGAACGTGGCGACGCGCGACGACTTCAACGGATTTTTGCGAACTTTGTTCGCTCACGGAAACACCGAGAAATATTTGCTTGCGTCCGGATACGTTTTGGATAAGATCAGCGGGTTTGCGCACGATAAGCTTCAGGTTTTGCAGGGTGACAAAACGTTCGGTCTCGCCATCGTGAAATATCAGTCTCCGCATGGAACACTCAATATCCTGAAGCATGATTTGCTGACGGGAGATCTGTACGGCAAGAGCGCGGTGGGTCTAGATATGGAAGCTTTGACATACAGGTATTTGACCAATCGTGATACGAAACTGCTTACCAACAGACAGACGCCGGGCGAAGATTCCACAGTGAATGAATATCTGACCGAATGCGGTCTGCAGATGGAACAACCGGAACGACATGCCGTGGTGAAATTTACTTAGTTCTTTCGATAATCCTTCAAGTCTTGGTCGGACGGGCCGGCTTTCCAAACCCGCCTGACCAAATGGAAAGCCCTTGAGGGTTTCCGCGGGATATAAAGGTCGATCCGTGGAAATATAAAAAATTCACAATCAATTTGTATGGCAAAAAATAAAACATCAACGCCGGAGAAACCAAAAGTGAAATCCAAACGTTACGCGACACGCTACGGCCATCACTACAGCATCGTGATGATTCCGACCGTCACCGAAGTGATCAACGGGATAGCGGTGACCCGGCCGGGAAAAACGATCGAATTTAAAAACGGCATTTATGAAACTGCCGATATCAATGAACAGGAATTTCTGGATATGTCTCCGTTTGCCGGAATCGATTATCAGGAAGTGACCAAAGAAGTAACTTCGGCTCTGGTTTCGAAATCTCTGGCCGAAAGAGAAGCGGAACTGAAAGTCAAAGAAGAGGAATTGAGACAACGCGAGATGGCGCTTAAAGGCAGGGAAGAAGGATCGGATCTGTCGGGAGACGCCCAAGCGTCGAAAGACAAAGCGAAAAAGAAACAGCCGAAATTTTAAACACACGGTAATTAACGGTCGAATAATTTACCACTAATCAAAAAAGCTATGGCGGTAGAAAGCAAATCAAAATTTGTCGTAAGTGAAGCGACGGTTGTCGCGGCCGGTACGGCGGTTCAGCTTCCGGACATTCTTGTCGGCGAAGCCTGCGAACTGGTCGTGAAAGCCAAGCGAACGAACCGTGGTGCGATAAAAATCGGCGAATCCGCTGCTCAGGCGCAGGCTGGAAAATTCACTTTGGAGCCGGGCGAAGCGGTGAAGCTCCGCATCGGCAATGCCAATAAGGTTTACGCCGACGCCGAAATCAGCGGAGACAAAGTCGAGTTAATCGTCGAACAATAAACTAATGGCGGAATTTATTCCACAAAAAGGCGATTTTTCGTTTTTGCGAATAAGAAAAACCGGAAGATATTTCGGGTCGTTTTTAACGGGCGGTGCGGTTACCACCCAGGCATTGGCTTCGGCCAACTCTCTCCGTGCGTTTCCGTTTTTCGTTCCAAAAACAATGAGGTTCGACCGGATTGCCATTCGTGTAAGTACCGCGGCCACCGGCGCTACGCCAAGAATCCGACTTGGTGTTTATGAAGACAAAGGCGACGGAAACGTTTATCCCGGCGCTCTGGTGCTTGACGCCGGAGAAGTGGCGGTCAATACGACCGGTCTCAAAGAATTGGCAATCGATCTGACATTAAAAGGCGGAAAACTTTATTGGCTGGCACTTGTCGGACAGGACACGGCCTCATTGGTGGCGGCCGCTACTCCGGCCGCTGATGCGCTGGCGACTTTTCTAGGACTGGATAGCGCTCTTTCCGGCACGCCTTATCTTGGCTATGCGATAGTACAGACTTACGGACCTCTGCCTGTGAATTTCCCGACTGACAACCCGACCGATTGGAGCTTGCCGGTGCCACTTATCGCTTTTCGAAAAGCCTAAATATGCCGATGAACCATATTGCCAAAATAAGTGTGGCGGTGGCGGAAACAGTCGATGACGGACGCGAGCAGGACGCAGCGACCTGGAACGGCCTTGGAAACTCCAGCAATGTGATCTCTTTCGGGAATGTAAGCGGTTCGCTGTATTCGGGAGCTTTCCGTTTCCGGCATATCGACATTCCGAGAAATTCGAAAATTGTTTTGGCGAGACTTAGAATTCGTCCGGCGGTCACCGATTCGGTTGATCCGGACGCGAAGCTGATTATAAAGGGAATAAAAGAAACCGACACCAAACCGTTTATACAAACTTCTCGACCGAGCCAGCGAACGAAAACGGTGAACAGTGTTCCCTGGCATATCGTCAAAAAATGGGAAGTGCACGAGTGGACGCAAACGCCGAATCTCATGCTTCTCATTGAGGAAATCGTAGCCCAGGCTGGATGGAAAGCGGGCAATTCTCTGGCTCTCACAATCGAAGACAACGGGTCGGCAACCAACCAGGCCGAGACCTGCTATGACTTCAGCAAAGGAAAAGATTACGGAGCGCAATTGGAAATTTGGTACACGACCAGGAATGTCAGTATCGGCACGATCGCCGGCACGGATCGCGACGGAACGGAAACGGACAAAACATCCTGGCAATCCAGTCCGACCGGAAATGTGATCACGCTCGGCCATGACGGCATATCGCAAAATGATGGCGGGTTTATATTCAGCGCTTTGAACACACCTCGTTACGCCAATATTTTGGGAGCTTGGATTCTGCTTTCTCAGGCGGACCAAAACAATCGTTTTCCGAATCTCATGATAAAAGGTTTCGCTGAAGATGACGCGGCATTGTTTTCCAGCAATGGATCAAATCGTCCGTCGACAAGAAACAAAACGAAAGCGCAAGTCGAATGGACAATCGGCGAAACAGTAAGTGGAACATTTGTCGGTATTCACTGGTCGGCCAACAGCGTTTATGAATCGCCGGATCTGAAAGATATCGTTCAGGAAATCGTCGATCGGGAAGGCTGGACGACGTCGAGCAATTTGGGACTGGTGCTGGAAAATTATTCTTCCTGGGGCGGGCAATACAAATTGCCGTGGGACTATGTGAAGAATAATGGAGAATTTGCGGCCAAACTCGTGGTTGTTTGGGACACGCTACGCACTTTTCGTTCCAGCAAAAAAGATGTTCCGAAATACGAGAAAGCCAATTGCCCGGAATATATCATCGTGCATCATACGGCGACGCCGAGAGACTCGACCAGATTCTCGACCATCAGAAATAACCACATCGGCATCGGCTGGGGAGATATCGCTTATCATCACTGGATAGCCGGAGCAATGGACTGGCTCGGCACGCATATCATCGGAAGACCGGAAAATAAAATCGGAGCGCATGCCGATACGGAAAAGATGAATTACAGATCGATCGGCATCGCGGTGTGCGGAGATTTTCATCCGACCGGAGCCAATGAACAGCCCAGCCCCGAACAGCTGGCCACGCTTCAGGAACTGCTCGACAAAATAAGGCGTGAGCGTGGCATTCCGAAAGAAAAAGTCTTGGGACACAGGGAAGTTCCGGACGCGACCAACTGTCCGGGCGACAATCTACTGGAATACGTCAAACGCTACCGGACCACCGGACAACTTATTCCTTAACTTTATGCAGCTACAAGAATTTTTACAGGATCTCAACGCCCGCATGTCGGCGGCCAAGACGACCGGTTTTTGGAGCGAAACGGATAAGAAACGATGGATTAATAAATCGATCATCCGCATTTGCATGTTCGCCCGCTGGAATTTTCTCAATCACCATTCCACGCAGCTGACCGAAAAAGATGTCGAAGCATATTTTCTGCCTTTCGATTATAAGCCCGGCGGAATGCTTTTCCTGAAGGTCGACGGAAAAGAGCATGTCAAAACGAACCTCGAAAATTATCAGAGCGGCAATCATTTGTGGGAACGGGTGTTTTGCCTTCTGGGCGATCAGTACCTTATAAAACCGACGCCAAGCGAAGACGGAAAGATCATCGATATTTTTTACCGGCGAAGACTTATTCCTCTCGTCAACGACACCGATGAACCGATTACGCCGGAAGAAATGGATGAAGCGATCGTGAAATTTGCGCTCGGCATTTGTCTCAAGAAAGAACCGAACCGAAGTTCGGAAGCGGACAAACAAATTCTCGAAGCCACGGCCATTTTGCAGCAGATAAAAGACCGGCAGGACGAGGAAATCGGCGAAGCGGGTTACGTCGGACAAGCAACGAGTTCCCGATTTTTGTACCGCAGCTGCAATCCGGATGATTTCAACCAATAAATTATGGGACTAAACGCTTACAGAATAAAAGGTTTTAGGGGCGGCATTGCCGATGATGCTTATAAAGGCGTGGCCGGAGCGTTCCGGTTCGGTTATGGACTGGATATCAGAGGCGGCGCCGATACCATGAAATGCAATCAGGCGCTCAAAAAAGATTCGGGAGATATCGTGACCGATCTTATTTTATTTTTCGTTCCCGCTTCTAACGGAAAATTGTACGGTTTCGGAAACACTGGAAAAATTTACCGAAAAGACTCTCTCGCGTCCGCCTGGGTTTTGGCCTATACCGACCCGGACGGAAGAATCAGTGGAGCATACGAATACACGAATAACAACGGATCGAATAGTTATGTGCCGTATCTTTATTGGGCGACTGAGACGAAACTGAAACGCATTCCGCTTTCGGGAAATTGGAGCACCGACGTGCAGACACTCGGAAATCTCAATGGCGATCCCGCCTGGCACACCATGACCATGGCTGTCGGAGTTCTCCAAATTTGCGACGGAAGGTATATCGCGCTGGTCGATTACGAAGGAAATTTCAATAATCAGGCGCTTGATGTCATCGCCGGAAACCGGACAAAAACCATATTGCCTCAGGATCAGATCGCCATTATCGGTTCGACTAAGGGCGACAAGATCGAAGAAGGCTGGCTCTGGACGTGGGACAAACAACAGTCATCCTGGATACTTAGGCGCATGATCGCCGAAAAAGGAATCAACGCCATGATCCAGACTGATTTTATTATCGTCCAAGCTGGCATAAGCGGCGGTCTCTACTACTGGGATACGGTCAATGTCATGCGTTTCAAAGCATTTCCTGGCGGCGGTTGGGTGAACCCGGGAGCGGTGGCCAATCAGAAAGGCATTGCTCTTTTCGGAGTAACGGGATCGGACAAGTGCGGACTCTATTCTTACGGACGATTGAGCAAGAACGAACCGTATTCGCTGAACCTTGAATATATTCCAACGCACGGAAAAATGAGCGGCGTGGAAATCGGAGCGGTTACTGTTTACGGGGATCAGGTATTTCTTTCCTGGAAAGACGGTTCGACTTATGGCGTGGATACGGTGGATGCGGATAACAAGAAAGATGCCCGATATGAAGGATTGGTATTCGATGCCGGAGAGCCGGAGCTGCAAAAAGGATTCCGGCACATAAAACTGCTGACGAGACCAATGCCCGCCCAATGCTGGATAAAAGCATACTATCGCATCAATGAGCAGGGTGACTGGAAGCAGGCATATCTTGAAGACGGCGCTGACAGTTTCGACAAAGAAGGAAAAACAAAAACGGTTTTCACCATCGAAACCGGCGACGAAGAAGACGAAGAAAAAGGGAAAGGCGAAACATTCGAACTGGCTTTCGATCTTCATCCGTCGGGAAACGATACGCCGGAAATAATCGTGGCTAGCACTTATTTCGAGCCAATCGGAATTTTATAAAACCATGGGTGAATTATTGCAAAAAATTTTCGGCAACCAGCAAGTAGATGATCAGCCATTTCCGGACATTCCGCCGCATACGCATGACGGAGAAAATTCTTCATTGCTCGCACCTTTGTCAATCGATTCACTTCAGATAAAAGCGGGGGCGGTCGACAACATCGCACTGGCGGATGACTCGGTGAATTCGGACAAGATCATCGACAGTGCCGTGCTCAATCAGCACATCAATGCTTTGGCGGTTACCGAACAGAAATTGGCTGATGCGGCAGTGGCGACGGCCAAGATAAGAAACGGAGCGGTGAACGCTTCTAAGCTCATTCAAAGCGAGGCAGTAGTGACGCTCTCGGCTCAGATCGACGCGGCAGTGATTATCGGAGCGCATATCGGAACCGGCGTGATTCAAAACGCGCATCTGGGAAATGCCATCATCAGCTCGGCCAAAATTGTCGACGGCGCAATTATCAATGCCAAAATAGGAGACGCTCAGATCACTTCGGCTAAAATTGGTCTTGCCGAAGTGCAAAATGCCAACATTGAAAACATGGCGGTAAGCGCAGCCAAGATTCAGGATTTGGCCGTGACCAACGCCAAGATCGCCAATCTTGCTGTCGATAATGCCAAAATTTCAAGCGTGTGTGCCGACAAAATCACGGCGGGAACAATCAATCTGACTTCAAGCGGATATCTGGCCACGCCGTACGGCGGAATACGCATCGGCTATCTGCGCCATATCGGCGGTACGCCTATTTACGGACTCCAAGCCGGACCGGGACACGGACTAATGCTGGATGATGGAGGGAATGGATACGCCCGAATGTGGGTCGACACATCGGGAAGTCGTCCGCTTTGCATCGATACCACCTCAAGCGACAGGATATTTTTCAAAGCTTCCAGCGGGAACGATATCATGCGGCTTTACGGCAACAACGCGGTGGGCGGGGGATTCGTCGATATTCTGACTTCGCTTCGCATCGGCGACAGTCAACCGTCCGATCCGGTGGAAGGCCAGATGTATTGGGAACGTGATCCGGGCGGTATGGGATCCGGCGGCCGGCTGATGATTTATAACGGTTACAGCTGGCACGGAGTCGCCTGGTTCGATGATATTTAAAAAACAGCCATCAAAAAATTAATCATAATTATATTTTATGTTCACAAAAAAATTGGACAAAACGGATCTGGAAGAAATCAGAAAAAGGCAGGAAATGATCCATCAGCATACGCTGATCGCCCAGGCTTTGGAATCGCAAAAGCAGGCTTTCATTCTCGGACGGTTTCACAGATACGGACTTGATCCGGCCAAAGAATACAGCTTCGATTTGAAAACCGGAAAAATTACGGAAAGCAAAAAAGTGAATACTTAACCAAAAACATATGGCAGACAACAGCGCAACAAATATCGACTGGAACGAGTTCCGCAGCCAGATGGAACAATTGGGGAGAAATATCAGCGGACAATCGAAACCTTCATCCAATACGGCCGGCACAGGGGGCGGATATAATTTTTCGGCTTTGCAAAGTCAAATCAATAAAGTTGAGAAAAAACTCGATAAGGCGCAAAGCAAGCTCAAAAATTATTATACCGATCGCTATGACGAGGAATATGAAAAAAGAGGACTGGGGGACATAAAAGCGAAAATTACCGATATCGATTCCAAAATTTCAGGCGAAAAGGGGACGCGCGACGAATCTATCAGCAAGACCCGGCAAAATCCATACTATTCCGCGGCCACTGTTACCGGCGAATCGTCGGAAATAGAACGGCTGGCCAATTCGAAAATCAACAACTATGTCGACGAGAGAAACAGTCTGGCAGGAAGCTATAACAGCACCCTTGATGAGGTTACAAAAAAAGTCGCTTCGGAAACGGCGGAAAAAGAACGCGAGGTGAGCGAGTTGAAATACAGTTTGGCCAATCTTACGAAACAAATGAGCGATTATCAGGATCTGATCAAATCGGAACTGGCCCGTCAGGACGATGAACAGCGTTGGGAGATGGAATTCATGCTGAAGTTGCAGGATGCCAATCAGCGGTCAAAAAATGGCAGCGGTAACACGGCTTCGCGCATCGATCAGGGGTTGGAACCCGATCCGACTCTTCGCGCCACCGCTCAAAGACTCATCGGTCAAGGCATTTCCGATCCGACCAGACTCGGATATACGGGAGAATTGGCCGTGCAACTGGAATCGGAAATGGACTATATCAAAAAACAATCCCCTCAAACGGATTCATCTTCAAATGCTCAAAAAGGAGTGACCGCCGAAAGTACTTTTCGACGCGAAATCAGAAGCGCCTGGAAAGAAGGTTACAGTCCGGAGCATCTAAAACAAACTTACGGAAATATCGGCTTTAGTGATTCGAAAAAATCTCCGACGGAAATTATCGATGACGAATGGCGCATCAAGACCGCTCCGGGAGTCGGCGGATTTTTAGGAAGACTTTTTCGCATAGGAGTTTAAAAAACAAATATGGATAATTTTTGGAACACAATAACGTCGCCATTCAGGAAGTCGACTGAAAAAACAAAAAAGACAATCGGCGATTTTTTCGCGCCCATACCGGACGAAGTTCGGGCGCGGGACTTTGTCCGCGAACTGCCGGGAGCGACGGAAAAAGTCGGAATATCGATATTGAATTTCGGCAAAGACATTCTTCGTGCCGCTCCCAGAGCGGCGGCTTCAGCCACGCTTTCCGCCGAAGGAGAAAAAGAATTCATTCCTGGAAAAGGCGTTGCGCCTAAATTTGAGAAATTTCTTTTCGGAGACAAACCGATCAAGAACATTCGCGGTACCGGAGAAGAAACGATACAGGCATTCGGCGGAAGCCGGGAGTCCGCGCAAAAGTACGGACTTCCTCTCGGGTTCGCGATGACGGCAATGGATATTGTTCCCGGCATTCCCAAAAAGAAAGTGGCGGAGGAAGTCGGTGAACAGCTGGTGAAAAGATACGGTGATGACGTGGCAAAGATGATTTTCAAGACAGGCGGAACGAAATTTGCAAAGAAAGCACTGGAAGAAGGTGGAGAAAAGGCGGTGCAAAAGGCAGGCATTAAGCTCGGAGAATTTACATACTTCCATGCCACGCCAAAAAGCTCCGCAGAAAAAATCCTTAAAGAAGGATTCAACACCGAGAGCGTTCACGTTTTCGATGACCCGCTTGCAGCAGAAATGTACGCAACGGCGAAAGGGGGCGGCAAGCCAGGAAAGACTGGCGTGGTTCGGAATCTCGCAGAGGACTGGGACATTGTCGAAGTCAAAAGTAATAAACCACTTATCCGCGATGCGAACGGAGATATTCAACCGATCCAGAAAGGCTACATAATGTCGGTGACAAAAGGCACCAAAGACATAAAATCTGTGCGGCAGAGTAACTCAGAAGCCGTCTCAACCGACGCGATAGCAAAGTTTGATGCCCAGATTGCCAGAGGCGTGGAGAAACGTGTGCCTCGTAATATGACTTCGAATGCGGAAAAGGCTTTGGAAGCGATCAATGAAAAAGGCAATCCGGTGATAAAAGAAGGAAAGAAAATCGCTCCGTTGAAATCCAGAACGGATAAAATCGACCCTTCGCCGACGCCGCCAAGGATACCGGATGAAAATCCTTTAGCCAACGTTTCCGATGTTTCGAAAGGAAGTGCGCTCGAGTCTATCGACAATATGACCGGAAAAATCAGCCAACCGAAGAGTCTCATCGAATGGATAAAAAACGCGCCCAAAAAATTCACTGAAGCATTCAGCGATCGCTTTGCGCCGATCAAGCGTTTCGAAGAAATGGTAAGCGATATGGCCGGGAAACCGATAGATATCAATTCCAGCGCTTATATCGGTGCGCGCATGTATGCCGGCCGGATGGGAACCATCGAATCGTATCTCGGCGATCTCCAAAAAGTCTTGTCGCCTCTCGGCAAAGAGCGGGCGGATTTTACCCGTTTCGTTTTATCCCGTCGTGCCTTGGAACGAGCCGATCGGGGATTTGAAAATCCAGCCGGTGTAACATCCGATACGGCGAGACTTGCTATGGAAGAGCTCAAGGCGAAAGTCGGTCCGGAAATTTTCAGCAAATTCGAAGCGGCCGAACAGGCGATTCAAAAATGGGCGGATGAAACCATTCTCAAACCCGCCACGGAATCGGGAATTATTTCCCAAAAAGTCTACGATTCTGTTATCGAGAAAAACAGACATTGGATGCCGTTTCATGTGATCGATGAATTGCCGGATCAGGCGGCTCTGGACAGGATGCCGAAAGGCATGGAAATATTTTCCGTCAGCAAGCAGGGAATAATCCATGAATTGGAAGGAACGGAAAAAGTTATCCGCGATCCGTTCGAATCGATAATCGACAAGTTATCCAACGCAGTCAATCTCATCAAGCGAAACGAAGTCGCTCAGAAATTGATAAACATAAGGGAAGTGATGCCGGAAGCCAAAGAATTCATAAAGCCGCTGGAAAAAAGCGAACGCGCTCCGAAAGGCTGGGGATCGATCAGTGTATTCGCCGACGGAAAAAATACCAAATGGATCGTACCGGAAGAACTTTCCTGGGCGATGCATCAGATGAATGAAGTGGAGGCGGGGATATTGGGCAATTTTGTAAAATTTACTTCCGCCGCGTTCCGGAAGGGAGCGACCACGCTATATATTCCGTTTTCGCTTTCCAATGCCGTGCGCGACGCGCAGATGACTATCATGACTTCGAAATACGGTTTCAATGCGGCTGATTGGGTCAGGGGATTTGCCGAAGGTTTGAAAGGAGCTTTCGGCTGGGACTCGAAACTGATCGATGAATTTGCCCGAAACGGCGGAGGATTCGGAGGTTTCATTCAGGGGGCCAGAGAAATCAGCGGTGTGAAAAAGCAATTATTCGAACCGAACTGGTGGAAAAGAACCAAAGCCGTCATAAATCCGTTCAATCTTATAAGCAATTTTGCCGAAGCCATAGAGTTGGCGCCCCGCCTTGGTGTTTATACGCGGTCTCTTAAAAAAGGAGCTTCGACATTGGAAGCGGCCTATGAGGCCCGGAATTCTACCATCGATTTTGCCAAATCCGGTCAGGAAATGCGGATTATCAATATGTGGGTGCCGTTCGTAAACGCCCGCTGGCAGGCTCTTCTGAATACTGCCCGCGTTTTCAAGGAAAGTCCGGTCAAATCTTCCGCCAAGGCCGCGGCGTTGATTGTCACGCCGGGAATAACAACTTATTTTTGGAACTCATTGAATTATCCGGATTTATACGAAGATGTGCCGGGCTGGATCAAAGATACTTACTTCCCGATTATTGTCGGCGAAGACAAGGATCAGGAAGGCAATCGCATACCGAAGATGGTGCTTATTCCGAAAGGCGACGTCGGGCAGATTTTTTACAATCCGCTCGAATATACTCTCGAGTATGTTCGAAAAGGCGAACCGAGCAATTTTGCCAAGCTGGCTCTCGAATGGATGAGCCAGCTGGCGCCCATTCCGTTTACCCGCGACGGAGAACTGTCAACTTCGCAGTTTCTCTCCGGAGCATTGCCTCCGATCCTGCGTACGCCGGCCGAACTGTCTACCAATAAATCATTTTTTACTGGCAGGCAAATAGTGCCGCGGCGTCTTGAACAGGTTGCGCCGACGGAACAATATGACGAAAAAACGCCTTATGCGGCGGTAGTGGTCGGCCGGGCGCTTGGCGTGTCGCCGATGAAACTGGCCTACGGCATCAACGGTTTATTCGGAGGGTTCGGACGGGAAGCGATCGACCCGGCCAAAATTTTGGAAACTACGGCGCAAAGATTCTATCGATCCGCCGGTGGAGAGAAACGGAATCAAGCGTGGAATTTGAGAGATGAAACGGTAGTCGGTTATAACACGGCTAGAGAGCAGGCCAAGCGGGCGCTGGAAGCCAACGACAGCCAAACGGCCATGAACATAATCGACAGCTGGAACGCCCAGGCGGAAAAACTGTTGCCGGATATCTTGCCTTATCTCGCCCAAGACGATCCGCAGGAAGCGCAGAGACTCCGATCGTCAGTGACTTTCCAGATGCAGGATATCTTGCGACTTCAAAAGTCTGCATATAACAAACTTTCCGAAGATGAAAAGAAAAATACGGAAGGCGCAAATAACTCACCGGCAACAATGGGTCGGATGTTTCCGAGTAGGGAAATACAAGGATCGGATTTGCGGCAAATGAGACAGACGGCCCGTTAAATTTATGGAAAAACAAAACTATCAAAATCACATGCAGGATAAGCGGCTGGATAATCTGGAGAAAAATGTCGAAGAGATAAAGAATAATCACTTGCCGCATATCGAAACGAAGTTGACCAAAGTCGGCACTGATGTCGACTGGCTCAAAAAATTTTTCTGGATTGTCGCCACCGCTTCGATCGGCGGATTGATTGCGGCCATCCTTAATTTATCAATAACCATTAAAAAATAACAAAAATGAACACTATTCAAAAAATTTGGAAAGGCTCCCCTAATTTCTGGACCGGACGGAAGGGTCACAAACCGGAAATCGTCGTCATTCATATCATGGACGGCACTTTGTCCGGCACCGATGCGTGGTTTGCCAATCCCGCTTCGCAGGTAAGCGCGCACTATGGAATCGGAAAGAACGGAGAAATCCATCAGTATGTGAAAGAAGAAGATGCGGCTTGGCATGCGGGAAGAGTGGATGCGCCAAGCTCGAAACTTATCAAAACGAATGTCAATCCGAATCTCTATACGATCGGCATCGAACATGAAGGCAAACCGGAGGACAAATGGACCGACGCGATGAAACAGGCAAGCGCATTATTGATATGCGATATTTGCCAGCACTGGCAAATTCCGATCGATCGCAATCACATCATCGGTCATTACGAAATTTATTCGAAAAAACCGAATTGTCCGTCGCATGATAAGAAAATTATCAATGAACTGGTTGCTTTG